AAATAGTATCAGTTGATGTGATAAATTGAGTGTAAGTTGAAGCTGCACTTCCTACAATAGTATTAGTTTGACCATTAGTTCCTGCTGCACAAAAACCTGTAGAGGTTATATCTGCACCATCAATAATGTCATCACCACCTGCAAAGTCCATGTCAAGAGTACAACTGCCTGTGAATGCTTTCATCACTTCTGCACCTGAATTTATGACTAAAGTATTTGCAGGTATTTCTAATACCTGAAAGACGTCTCCGTCTGAGAAAGAACCACCTGCTGCTACTAATGCATCAATATCAAGATAAGCCTCAATATTTCTCATTACATGAGTATTTTTAGCTGATGGCATTGCTACGATAGAATCGGAAGATACGCCTGTGGTATCTTTAGAAGTTAAATCAAAAGTCGCCATTTATACCTCCCTACGCTACGTTATATTTAGCAGTTACGATTGCTTCAGGTCGAAGAATCTTTCTGCCATATAAATGCATTCCACGAACAATGTCCGCAAAAGAGTCTGGGTCTCTGTAAGACTCAGTCTTTGTAATCTGAGAAGCCGAAGCTATAGCAGATGAATGCCCTGCCACGATAACACCATAGTTAGAGTTTTGGTTTGCAGAACCTGAAGTTCCCGGACCTGTACCAACTGAAGGTAAGTTATTTGACATATAGATATCAAAGCCGTGAAGCTGACCAACAGCTAAACCTGACCTTAATCCGCCTGACTCACCGAAGTCTGCATTGAGAAGTCTTGAGTCTTCATCTTTGAGAACTTCAATAAATGTTGGATGTAGGACAAGCCATCTGCCATCTGAATCCACAAACTGAGTATCAAGCAATCTAGCCATTCTAGCAATAACCTGTAAAGGTGTTGCTGTAGCAGTTGCTTGTGCAGTTGCACCGCCTAATCTTGGTGCGAGTGGGATAGAGTGGTCTCCAGCACTACCTGTAGTGATGTTGCTAAAGCTATCTTTTCTTAGCTTCATAGAAGTCAACAATTCATCAGAACCGGCTGTTGATACTGCTTTTGTGCCGCTAACGACATCATTTGCAGTTCCAGCTAAAGAACTAATTGCTGATTGCTTGAAACCAGATAAGTAACCAAGAACTTCCATATCATGCTGGTCTTTAAGTCTATATCCTGCTCTATCTGATGCAAGAGACTCAAAGTTTACATGACTATGTGCTTCTTCGATATCATCTATTTTAAATGCAAAATAATTTGCTTTGTCAACGACAAGAGAAAAATCTTCGTCGTCGAGGTCTTGTGGTTGAATGTTTACGCCACGGGCGTATTCCTTCACGGTGATTTCTGGTTCTTTAATAATCTTAACAGTATCACCAAAATTTGCAATTTCTCCGAAGTAATCACTATTAGTAATTGATTCAGCTACGGAAGATTTGCGGAAAGCCTGCTGAACTTTCTGGGAATAAATAATTGGACTGAAATTACCATTAGGTAGATTCCCGTATCCAGCAGCAGTTTTAAAAGCCATAATATTTCTCCTCGGGCTATAATACTACAATTTCTGAACACATATGAAAGACCAGACGTACAGGTATCCGAAAGGGGCTGAACAAAACTGGGTAGTTTCTCAGAGTCTAAAATCGTTTTTATGTAGGGTAAGAGTAGTCGTTCAATGAACGAGGTCTATTGTGATACTATATTTTACCACATTTTTCTACATTTGCAAAGAAAAAAATTAAGTAGCAGGTCTACTTACGTCATAAATAAAGTCTCCTGACCTTATTGCAGACATAATTGCTTCCTCATTTTTTTCAAACTGTTGAGCTGTCATCTTAGCAACTTGCGATTCTTTAAATTGATTTGATTGCTTTTCTTTAGTAGGTGCAGGATTTGTAGAAGTTCCTTTTGATACAGCTTTTGCCGCGTCTTTATTACTAAAAGTCTTTTTAGTTTGGGTCATACCCATATCAGCTTTATATAAATCAATCGCTCTTGCAGCAGCTTTTGCATCACTATCGTTTTCATATAGTGCTTGTTTTATTAAATTAGGTTGTGTTTCAACCCAATCATGAAACTTTTGGTCATTTCTAATCTCATCAAAATCAGGATGAGATGACATAAGTTCTACTTCTGCTCTAGCTCTATCTGCATGTGCTTCTTTTTCAGCTATAATTTTCATACGTTCTTCTAATGAAGAATCTAATTCTTTTGCTTTTTTAGTTGCAATAGTTTCTATAACTTTTGCAACATCGGGATACTTTGATGACCAAGCCGCTAATTCTTCTTCAGATTTAGGCATTTTAATTTCTTTATTAACTGTGCCTGCAACTTGTTCTTTTAGTTTAAGTATCTCTTTTTTATACTCTTCTTCTTTTTGTTGAGAGTATCTGCGTAAATCGCCATATCTCTTTTTAAATGTTTTTTCTTCAGGATTTAAAGATTCTGTTTCTTCAACATCTTTCTTTTCTTCTTCTTCCTGTTGCAATGCCGCATCTCTTTCAGCGACTAATGATTTTAAATTCTCTTCTTCAGAGTTATCATTACGTTTATATTTAATAGGTTTTTTTACTATTTCTTTTTTAACAGCTTGTTCAGCCATAGTCTTCTCCTCTTTAGAGCCACCAGTTGCCTGTTAGGGGTGATGGGTAGCCAAAGTACGACCTAAGTCGTGAAAGTATTATATGTCTTTAGAAACAAAAAGTCCAGTAATAAAAAACTGTACAGTTCTAAAGTAGTAATTTAATCTCAGTTTTAAACCCTTTTTAAGTCCTCTGCCAAAAGCGACAAAGTCTTTAAACTCTTGATAAAATTGTGACGCAGTATCTTGCTCAACATGTTTGCTTGCCAAGTATCTATAACCTCGTCTAAATGCTTCGCCATACCATTTACCATGATATGTTCTTTCGCACCATATCTCTGCTTTAGCTTTTTCCATTGGACTAAAGCCACCATTAGCTACACCATGTGTTGCAATAACACATCTACCACCTTTATCCTCTTTTTCTTCTTTTTCTTGTTTAGGAGGAGATGAAGCGACAACAGTTCCGGGGTCTCCCGCAACTCCCGGTCCTTCCGGCTCAGGTTCTGATGATATATTTATGCCACCTATTGGAGTTCCTTGTGTAGGAGGTCTATCCTCTTTAGGAGGAGTAGGTTTTGGAGGAGGAGGAGCAATAGGAGTAGGTTTTGGAGGAGGAGGAGCAATAGGAGTAGGTTTTGGAGGAGGAGGAGCAATAGGGCTTGGTGAAGGGGTTACAATAGTTCCGGGGTCTCCTGCAACTCCCGGTCCTTCAGGTTCAGGTTCAGGAGAAATACTTATTCCTCCTATCGGTGTTCCTCCACTAGGTCTATCAGGGTCAGGTGATGGAGAAGGTGGAAATGGAGCATCTTCACCACCATCATCATCAGTGCTTTCATCATCTGTAGGGTCAACAGTGCTTACTAGCTTAGGCTTAACTATTCCTTGTTCAATAAAAGGATTAGATGTTCCTATTTTAGTTACATCAATGCCTTGACCTCTCTCTGCGTTTTTTTCTATTTCTGCAGCTACATCAGCAGCAGCTTGTTCTAACCCATAAGGTATAAATTCAAGTTGGTTTCTACTTTGATTAGCAAGTTTAATATCAGGAAAGAAAAAATCTCCAGAAACTTTTTGTCCCATTACTTCATAATTACCATCTTTAATAAATTGAATAGCATCACTAGGCTTTCTAAAATTACCTTGTTCCATAGCTCTTTTAATAGCTGTTTGATATCCTTGAACTCTTTGATTTTCGCTTTGTTGCATACTTTCAAAAGATGTAGCGTCATCTCTAGGGTCTTCACGTACATCTTCAACTAGCTTAGCTGGAGTTGTATCGACAGGTTTTGGAGGCTCAACTGGGTCTGGAGTTTCTTCAGGAGGATTAATGATATCTCTATACTCTCCTACATTAGGAGCAACAACAGGTTGTCGTGGGTCAGTAACAGGCATATAGGGAGGCATGCCATAATATGGAGGCATTCCATAAAAAGGAGGAAAGCCAAATCCCGGCATAGGCATAGGCATAGGTTCTACTAAAGACTTTGCTTGATTCTGTAATCCTGTTCTAACAAACTTAGAAGAGGCTGCATCACTAAAAGCTTTTCCCGCACCTGCGGCTAAAGGTTGAACAAGGCTAGCTAAACCTCTTTGTGCTTTTTTAATTCCTGTATCATAATTAATTTGTCCAGCATCTTCCATCTCTGCTAATCCCATAAGGGCTTCTCGTCTTAATCCTTCATATGTACCAAGTCCATGATATCGTACAACATTAGCAGGAACAACTAATTCACCTTCACTCATTAAGACATGTTGGTCATCAGCTACTTCATCTGCTGTTGCTCCCGGAGGTGGGTCTTTTGGTGTGCCCATAGAAGCTTCTTCATAAGCTGGCATAGGAGAGCTACCAAGTCCTATAATAACAGACATACCATCTTTATCTTCTTTTGTACCTCCACGTTTCATAGGAACTGGTTGATTCATTTCAGGAGCAGGAGCAGCTAAACCTTGAGCAACTTGTAATGCAGGTTCATTTGGAGCAGGAGTTACAGGTGTTTGTCCTGTATTCATATCTTGTGCTGCTTCTTCCTTTTGACTTTGTGTTAATACTTGTTGTAAAGCAACATCTCTTGGGTCTTCTCCCGGATTAATTTTTGCAATTTTTGGTACTTCAGGAGGAGGCATTAATGCTGCTGGATTACCTGCTTTTGGTCCACCTCCTTGTGGTGGTGCTGTTGCTTCTGTCATTGGCAATGTTGCTTGCCCTCTTTGTGCTCTTGTTGCCATTATTGCTCCTCCTTTGGCTTTTCTTTGTGGTATGGCATCACTTAATGCTTTTGAAAATTCTGTAGCATTTCTACCTTCTGGTACTAATAGTCCATCACCCAACTCTTTGGCTTTATCTACTGCTTCTTTATCAGTTAATTTATAAAGTTCACCTTTATCATTCATTCTAATAGTTGGAACTAAATATATTTTTCCATCTATTTCTACATCAATGGTTTTCATAGTTTCATTATCATCAGTCATTGGTGTATTGGGATTAAGTGCCCTTAACAACCAAGATGGTAAACTACTTTTTTCCATTAGCTAATACTTCGTCTCGTAGAGTCTTTAATCTTTTTAATTCTCTAATTGCACCTTGTGCCATGTGAACTTCTCTAATATCTTCTGTCTGTTCTAACACCTTGTGCATATCTTCTATACGGGACTCCATATATATCTCTAATGAGTCCATATTCTTTTTTACATTTACAAATGACGCTAGCTTGCGTGCAACATCTACTATCATTGTGTTCCGCCAAGTAGCTGTTCTAATCCTTGTGCAGCTTGTGGTTCAGCTTGTGTCTTCGGTGCACTAAATCCTTGTTCGCCCGGAATAGGTGCTTGTCCAACACCCATGTTACCTCCACCACCACCTGATGGGTCAGCAGGATTTATTCCTTGTGCTCCTCCTTGTTCGCCACCACCGTCATCATCTTTAAGACCACCTGCAGCTTTAATTATTTCTGCTTGTATAAATGCTTCACGTTCATCATTAATTAACTTTTCAGCATCTAAATCCATAGCTGCACCTAGTTCTCTTAATATAACTGGTATTTTTAGATATGGTGCTACAGCAGGGTTATTACCAATTTGTAATAATTGTAATAGTCTTTGGCTTCTAACTTCATTTTTCATTAAACTTTCTGTGCCACGTGCTTTAACTTCTAAATCTCCACGTGCTTCAGGGTCAAAATCAAACTGCATGTTAAATGCAAACAGTGCTTCACCTAAAGGTTGTAATAAATAGTCATCTAAATTTTTTACTACACTTTTTATAGATAGCTGTGCCGCACCCATCAACATACTTATACCAGCTGCTGTTCTTCCTGTACCTGCTACGCCTGTTTGTCCATGTGAGTAAGATGGTATGCCTGTGGCATCATCTGCTAACACACGTGCTTTGTCAAACATCATCATATTCTCTTGGCTGACGTTAGGGTATTTAGTTCCGAACAGAGCTTGACCGGGTGCTCCACCTTGTCTTCTAAATACTTTGCCGGGATATACCTGTAAGTCTTGTCCCGGAACTAAATTAGTTTCATCTATTTCAAACACTAGGTTGCCTGATAATACAGCATTATCAACAGCCATTCTCATAAAGCCATTCATAAGTGTTTGTGAGTCTGTCATATTTTCAGCAAGTCCTACACCAAAGAATGAGTATGGATTTGTTTCATAAGGTGTAGCAAAGTAAGGTATTCTTTTTGGACTAAAAGGATTTATAACAAATCTTAATATTTGATTATTACAAACCCATATATTAACTTGTAAAGTATCCATGTCTTTTAATTCATTAGGCACATCAAGTCCAGCTTCTTCTGCTAAACTTTTATCTATGTTACCCCAGAACTCTAGTATTTCAAATCTGTCAACATCATATTGTGTTTCATTATCTCGTAAGTCTGTTTCCCACCATTTACGAGTATAATTGTATCCCATTTCAATACATTCATTTATAGCATCTTTATCAAAGTATGGTCTGTTTTTTAAATTGCGTAATTCAGAATGACTCATCTTATGACGTTGTATAACATATTCTACTTCTGACATGTTATTTGCATCATAATCAGGATAAAAATTCCATATTGATACTGATTCAACTCTTGGCACAGTTTTTGTTTCAGGACTATAAGTGCCTTCTTCATCCCAATTTGCCATCTCTTTATCAAAAGCAAATGGTCCTTTTAATATTCCTGTACCAAAAAGAGCCATTTCAAATGCTACATTACGTAAATGTTTTGATGCACTTGACTCTTCTAATTGGTCAAGTATCTTTTTTTCCATTCTTTTCGCTGCTTGTTGTGCAGGAAAAAAAGTTTGAGCAGAAGATGTTTTACCAATCCCTGTATTTAACTTTTGGCTAATAGGTTCTAAATCATCTGTAAATGCACCTAAATTCATTTCACTTTCTAAAGACTCTTTTGTTGCACCGGGAGTTAAATTTTTACCATCTCCCGGAAAACCATACACATTTTCTAATTCTTCTAAAGAGTTTTCAGGGTCTTTAGGGTCAAAGTGTACAGCTTCTGTAACACCGTCAGGTATCCTTGTCGGGTCGACTCCTAGTGGAAATCGTTGTCCTGCAAACAGCACATCAATTATTTGCCCGTATGCTGCAAGTGTTTTTGTTTTAGTTATCTTAATAAATACTTTAGACCTTTCAGTTTCAGTAAACTGCATGTCTGTACTGTAAAGA